GTCTTGTAGTTCTAGCCTCATCAGGGTCATCTGATTGTTGGTTACGTTCCAATGCAATTACACAATCGGATAGTTGTCCAATACTATTAGAGCCACGTAGATGAGAGAGACTTACTTCAATTCCATTCTCGTGTCCTTTGTTACCATCGACACGTCTAAGATGTGATACAAGAATAATCCCTGCACCTGTCTCTTCAACTAAACTTCTAAGCCTAGTCATAATCGTATCAATAGCTCGTCTCTCATCACCCTCGTGAACAGCACTGACTAGCATGTGCAAGTGATCTACTACCACCCACTTACAGTCACAGCCAATAATCATAAAGCGAAGCTTGGTAAAGATATCGTCAATGTCGTTGGTGCCAAAGTGTGAGTGAACCCATACTCTGTTTTTATTCTCACCATCATACAACATATCAAACATCTTATCAAGTTCTTCTTTAGAAAACTTCTCACGTTCTTGGTCAATGTATAACCTAGCGTTAGCTTCAATAGAAAGTATACCATCAATGGTACGTCTCCAATCTTCTTCTAATGCTATGATACCTACGTTGTCTTGTGTTTGTTTCACAAGCCAATGCTCTAGTTCTCTGGTTACACTAGACTTACCAAGTCCTGTTCCACCTGTAAGAGTTACAAGCTCACCTTGTCTCAAGCCATACAGCTTTTTGTTTAGTCCTTCATAAGGATAAGGGATGCTTTGTTTCTTCTCACGATTGTGAAACTTCTCACGTTGCTCTGTAACATTTATGACACCTGATGGTGTATAAACTTTACTAGCCCACCACGCTTCCACAAAATCTTTATGTCTGTTTTCACGTAGCATGTCGTTAGGGTCTTTGAACCCATTGGGAAGTGTGAGTATCCTAGCCTTGCCGGGTTTAAACAGTCTTGCAACCTTTACTGCTGCATCCTTTCCTGCTTTATCATTATCAAAAGCAACGATCACGTTTTCAAAGTCATCAAAGAACTCCAAGCTTTCTTTAATATCTTTGACTGCTCCCTGTGCACCACGCTTAATGGATACCACAGCCCACTTACTACCTAGTAGTTCATAGGCTGCCATAGCATCACACTCCCCTTCGGTTATGGTGACGTACTTGCCACCCTTAAACAACTGCTGACCAAACAATCCTGTCTCATTGTAAGAGCCATTGACAAAGAAATCTTTTTTATCAATGTTTCTAATTTTTGTAGCAGAGATTTCATGTCCATTATAATATGGATACATGTGTTTAATAACCTTTCCCTGTAGATCGTGAACGACCTTAACACCATACTTCTTAGCAGTATCTTGAGAGATACGTCTGTCGGTTAGTGTAGAGAAAACACCTGCATCTATATTATCAGGTTGTTTAAACGCTGTTTGGTTTGTTGTTGTTTGTTGTACCATATCTTTTCCTTCACATGAATTATTATAGTTAGGCATAAATTCTCCACAACTGAAACACTTTGCTGAACCATCTGCGTTGATAGAACATGCATCACTGCTATCGCAAAGTGGACATGGTTGATGTAGCTTATCCCAAGTTTTGTTTTCCATATTAGCCCTCACTAATGGTTATTATTTATCGTCTGTTTCTGTAGTTTCTTCAGCCTCCAATACTGGTTCTTCTGTTTCAACTATAGCTTCGTCTCTCGACTTAAGCAACTGTTCTAAGTTAGCTCGATGTGTACGACTTGCAAAGTCTAACGCTTCAATAACTACTTGTAATGTACCAACCTTCTGTACAATCACAGTTGATTCTTGCTTTACTCCATCATCGTTGATGTTATTAACATCATATGAAGTTGTCCCATCCTCGTTATTTATTGTAATAATCATAATTAAAACTCCTCGTTGTCTGAATCAGGTTCAGAATACTCTACTAACTTATTAACTTTAACAGCTATTAACTCAGCAAATGTTCCGTACTTACTTGAGTAAGGTTTAAACTTAACCTTAACTTCAGAACCGTTACCAACTGATACATCAAGCTTGTTGCCATCAGCATCTACTAACAATGGAGCAGGGTTAACTCGACCACCTGATTCTACTTTTCTTCTAAAAGCAAATGCAGGTTCTTCAAATTTATTGTTACCAGCTCTATCTTTTACTTGAGATAGTCCTAGACCCTCTAACCTGTCGGCTGTTTCTTGGTCTGTTAAGACTGTTATCTCATACTTAGGGTCACCAAAGTTTGCATTAGGTGTGCTAACCTTAGCCCACATTGATCTACCTTCTATATACTCATACATAAGTTTCCTCCTTTGTTGTATTAAGTGTGTGCATTATAACATATTCTACTACTAAAGTAAAGTATTATTTTAATTTATTTATTAGTGTGTTTAAACGGACTCGGTTCTTGTTGCACAAAGCACCGAAAACTTGCTCGACTAGTGTCGAATACCAAGGACTAAAGGAAGTTATATTTGAGGGCTGTCCCATAGTATACTTAATCAAGAGTTCTAATCTCAGTTAGTATCTCTTCCCAAAAGGTAAGAGGTGTACTAGATAATGTTACCTTGAATGTATCGTCTAACTTTTCAACAACGTGCCCAATGTTTAAGTTGTTTAAAGTTAGGTACTCACTAAATCTTCTATACTCATCACGAGTTAAAATCTCTGTGTCGTACTGTTCTCTTTCTTTTAAATACATAAGGTGCTATTATAACATGAATAGAAACTCTTGTCAACACTTAATTTCAAAATGTTTAAACAGCTTCCTGTGTTGTCCACCATATAGGCTTAGGTCTATTTTGTTCCCACTTAGCGTAGTGTTTTTCGTTAATGCAGTAATTACGATAAGCAATAGTAGCATCCTCATTCTTGTACTCCTCAGGCATAGCCTGTGCTAGTGGTGTCATATCTTTTAGAGCTATGTTCTGTGGCAACTGCATCAAAGGTGTTGCTAATTTATCATAACTTAAATGAGACCTACCATATCTGTAGCTGTACTCGATTGATAAAGCTACGAAGTGTCGGTACAACCACTGATAGTTAGCACTTGCTTCACGAACCCACTTACTGCATGGGTGATTAAGATGTGCTACCTTATACATGTTCATCTTGTCTGCCCAATCATCACCGTCTAAAGCTCGGTGTGCTGTACATAACATCTGTGCTGATTCCAAAGGCATTTTGACTAGCATCTTGTCAGGCTGTGCCTTTGCTGATTCAACTGGACATTCATCAAAATAAAATATGTTCATTACCCTTGCCCTTGTTTAACATATCTATAACTACCAGCATCCCATTTAGCATCTAATAGTTTAACCAAATCATATTGTAAACTGTCTAAATTGTGAACATCAGACAACCATAAATCATTTGTCTCGTGCAAAGTAGATAACATGCTGCGAAGTTTGTTAATGTATTTAAACATATCATCATACTCGTTTGTAGTCAATTCAATAGTTACTTTATTTTTTAATATTTTAGTTTTCATTTACCTTGCCCTCTATATTTTTTTAAGTTGGCTTTCTTACTTTTGTTCATAGTAGAGGTGCCAACGTTACCTCTACCTTGACTTGTCTTCTTACCTCTGCCTTGTGTAGCAGAAGTATATGTACTCTTAGTCCATGTCTTAGCCATTAATACATTTCCTCCACTCGTTGTAATCTACTTCTTGTGGATAGCTTTTAAATAATTTATCTCGACAAATTTCATAGCTCTGTCCTTTCTTTTCTTTAACTTCTTGAACTATAAATACTGCATTTATTAATGTTAAAGCCACCATCAACCCAATTCCAAATCCAAATATTTCACCTTTCATAATGTTCCTCTATTGTTGCTTTGCGTTTATCTCTGTATTCTATAACCCTTCGACCATCTGCATAGTCTGTGATTTGTTTATACCATAACCCATCTTTGTACCTTGTGTCAATAGCTACAATTTGTTTAGCTTGTTTTTCTAATTCAAGTATCTGTCTCTGTTGTTCAACAGCTTCATTATACTCAGTCATTTTGTTCCCTCTCTTTTTTAAGTTCCATCAACTTATCCCACTTATAAAACTCTTTAGTCTCTGCATCCCAAAAGTTTCCACGGTGTTCTTGTGGTGGTACATAAGGTTCGATTTTATTCTTGTCAATTAAATACATATACAACCCTGTCATTGCAACAAGTAATACACCTGCTACAACTACCAATATTATTTCCATAACTAACCTCCTGTTATATAGCCTTTGTAAAATTACTAGAGCTTATGATCTGTTTAAACGATACCCCTAATAGTTTATGGATTCTATCCTCAAAC